TATAAAGCAGAAGAGCTTGGTAAATCAGTAGTAAAAGTAGATGCCAGATTTACCAGTCAGAAATGTTCTGTTTGTGGCGATATTAATAAATCCAACCGAAACAAGTCGAGATTTAAGTGTGGTCAATGTCAGCATGAAGAACATGCTGACATTAACGCCAGCAAAAACATCTTGGCTAACCATCTCTTCACTGCTGAAAAGAAAGTGAAGCAGGCTGTTGTCAATCAGCCAAATGTATGAGCAGAGAAGCTACTTACAAGCCACCAGCCTTGTGCTGGTGGTAATTGACTAGGAGCTGATAACGATTGTGATGAATTGCAATTTAGTTCTTTTTTAAGGAGAATGGATACCTCATTACAAAAATCTTTAGTAGAAACTATCTTCCAAATGGTATTGATTACTGCTGTATGTTTATTTTTGTTCTTGTATATGCTACCATCTCCATCACTATATCCTCGCAGAAAATGCCGAATAAGATTATTAGGCACAGTAGTTGGAAATTTTAAGATCAGTGATTTTTTGGGAACACATCCATGGCTAATTAATTGATCACAAACTTCTTTTCGATTGATTCGAAAATAGGCATATTCAGTTTGTAGTTCTTTATTTTTTGTCTTTTTGATTGGTGAAGATGGTGACATTATATCTCGGAACTTTTCGATAATGAAGCGATCATTATCTTTTAATTTGAGTGTTGTGGCATAATTTTGCACATTTCCATCAGCATAGAGCAATCCAAGAAAGTAAGCATTAGCTTCACAATTTATTTCTTTAAAAAATGAGGTATTTATATCAGCATAAATGATACTTTTGCCTACTCTAGTTTTTATTCCATTTCTCAATAAAATGAGTGATACGCCAGTTTGAGAATGTGAAAATATTTTTGCTATTTCACGTTGTGATTTTCCGGCTTGATACAAATCGATCATTTTTTGTTCAGAATCGTGACATGTGCTCATAAGGTGATATATATCTAGTGATATGCGATTTTATCTAGGAAGGTCCGAAATGATGATAGTTATTTTTGAAGCGAATGGTCAGCTATGTTGAGATTAGTACAAACAGGTAATACCCTTCCAATTTCCTTTATTTGCGACCCCAGCGCTGAATTTCGAAGTGGCATGATAGCGGAGCTAGCGGTTATTGGCAATCAAGTGATGTGCACTGTTTCCAACGGCATTTGTCCCATTGGTATTATTGACGATGAAAAAACCAAAGCCTTCACCAATGTTTCTTGGAATGAAACGGTGATTGTTTCGGCCTATGGCGTTCCTGGGCCCGATAATAATGTGGTGACTCCGGTGGATATTAAGGCTGAACTGCGCCGGCCCAATATTATTCCTAATAGTTTCGCTTCTACTGTTAATGTTACGCTCAATCCAGTTAATGGAGTGATCACTTTCGTGGCTGGCACTCCGCTCAATTTAGACATTCAGGGTACGGGAACTCCTAATGCTATTAAGGCTATTGTCAATTATACTTACATGGTTGCTAATGTTCCTGGCGATGATAGTACGGCAGGAAGTGGAAGAGTGACGGTATGGTATGAGAGGATGTTTTTTCAGACTAATGAATTTGAAACAAACCAGCAATATCCACTTCGAGCTAATCTGTATGTGAGCGAGGTCGGGCAACTGACTACACGAAAACCAAGTAGTATTCATCCAGCAGTGGCGGTAGTGACTGGTCTCCCAAGTCCAGTCTCCCCCATGATGGAAGGCTTGTGGTTATGAGGCTTGAAAGAATAATTGGCCTTTACAAGATCACCAATCTCATTAATGGTAAAGCTTATATTGGACAATCCATAGATCCTAATTTTAGATGGAAACAGCACTGTCGAGGTGCCACTAATTATATTAGTGGTTATTATGATGAAGATGATGAAAGAAGGCTCCTTGTTGATAAAAAAATGGGCGATTATGGCATTTCCAATTTTATTTTCGAGAACATTGCTACTTGCTGGACATATGAAGATGCTAATGACATGGAAACTCTGTTGATAATACAGCATGGCACTCACGTATCTACACAACAAGGGTACAATATATTATGGGGAGGTAGTAATGCCCCAAAATCAGAAGAATGGAAACAAATGTTGCGAAATTGGCACGCTTCATTATCTCCAGAAGAGAAAGCTATTCGCAACAAAAAATTATCAGACGCCACTATTAAACAGATTGCTACCAAAGGTCATCCAGCGTTAGGTACCAAACGAACGCCAGAACAACGACAAAAATTAAGTGATATTCAGCAGAATATGGTTCGAGTATATACCGATGAACAAAGAGCTATTTTTGCCAAAAATCGGAGAAATCAAAAGGATACCGAAGAAACGAAAAAGAAGAGAGGTAATAGCGTAAAATTATCTTGGAGTAAACGTCTTGATGAGCAAATGGCTACCGGAGAATATAGATGTCATGCTCCTGGTTGCGAAATTAGCGGTAGAGTGAAATATAGGATTGTAAATGGTATTAGATATTGTGAAACTCATGCTTCTCGACTTATAAGAAACGGATCATTTGAATTGAAAGTATTTAATGCGGAAGAAAGAAAACAGCTTTTTGGACACACTCCGCATAATAAAATCATTTTTACCGAGGATGAATTGGTTAAAATACAATCAGACGATCGTCCAGTTGGTAAAATTGCGGAGGAATTTGAAGTTGGGTATGGGGTGATCAAGAGAATTAAGACTAAAAGTAAGTAGCCACTGCAACAAAATAAATTATTATGGCGAAAGCGATCACTCTCAAAAATGAAACATTGCAAGAAGCCGTCTTGCTATATCAAGCAGGATATTCATTTGTTAAGATCGGACAAAAACTTGGATATTCTGGTGAATTCATTCGCAATACCTTAAATAAACACGGGGTAATTTCTCGACAATATCACGAAATTAATCGCAAGCATTTGGTTAATGAAAATTATTTTGATAATATCGATACTGAAGAAAAAGCTTATTTCATGGGCTTCTTGTATGCGGATGGCAATGTTAATTCCAATTCCAATTCAATTGTATTAAAGTTGAAACAAACAGATCGTGCTATTTTATCTCTATTTTCTTATGCTATTCTCAATAAAGAGTCTCTATACCAAAGTGAAAACAATTATTTGGTTAAGTTCAGTAGTCATCATGTCAAACAACAACTTATTGCTCTAGGATGTGTGCCTAACAAGAGTTTGATTTTGCAATGGCCCGATTGGTTAAAGTCAGATTTACAATGTCATTTCATTCGAGGTTATTTTGACGGTGATGGAAGTATTTGCCGTCACCATGATGATTTCGCTTTTAGTATCGTTGGCACCAATAATTTTTGCCAAGTATTAAAGAAGATCATTTTTGATGCCACTAATATTAATGGTAAGATCGTTGCGCAAAAAGAAACTCTCCAAAGAGGCAATCATATCACCAAAATATTTGAGTGTGGAGGTAATCGTAAGATCCTAAAATTGATGACTTGGATGTATCACGACGCCACCATCTACTTGGAACGAAAACATGATATTTATTTGCAATTAGCAAATCGTATTCAAGAGGTGGATCTTCGACATGGAAATCGCTATGTCAATTTGTATAACCGCTAATATTCTTGCATATTGAAAGCCCTAACATTTCACGAGGATCCTTATGACTTTCAAGCACTCCGATTTTAGTTCATCCGAGGTAATGCGCTCCTTGGAAAAAGTGGCCATTAATAAAGGATTGATCCAACCAGATGTCATTCAAAAAACTGCTTCTGTTAAGCAAGCTGATTATCAACCAACTTCCGATTTAATGGGCAATGTGGTGAAGCTATGTCAAGGACTTCGACAACAAGGTCAAGACAAAATTGCCTCGGAATTGGAAAGCAATTTCCTTCATTACAAACAAGCGCAAACCATGTATGATACTCACGGTGAAACTGGTGAAGATCTGATTCATTCGGCGCATCCTAAGGGTTCGTATAAATTAGATGGCGTCAAGAGTGATGAGGCAGTGGTAGAGGATATTTTAGATCATCATCTTAAAATGTTGGAAGTGGTGGAAAAGACTCCAACTGGCAAACTGACTTCGGCATCGCTGATCAACAAAGTTAAATTAGCTTTGGGAGAAAATCGTGCCACCGAATTAAATCAAGCAATTCAAAAGCAAGTGGATCGCATTAAGGCAAAACTGACTGAAGTTTTACGTAAAGCCGGTCCAGAAATTATTGGATCTAGTTTATGGGAAGCCACACTTCAATCTACCACTAAAGATACCGAATTAGATACCTTAATGGATTTACAACGTTTTATCGATAATTTAGAGCAACGTATTAAACCAGGACTTTTACATTCTGGAGCACATCAACAAACATGGGCTCAAGTTAATGGACTTTTAGCAACATGTAAAGAGATTGTGCAAGACGCTATTCGTTTAAGCAATGAATATAATGAAGAAATTGGTAAAGCAGAAAATATAGTTGGCGATCCTGTCAACAAACAGCCAGTTAATGAGCAACGAATGGAGCCGTTTTTTCAAAAAGGCAGTGAGCTAATTTCCAAGTTGCAATCTTTCATTACCAATCCCAATGTTATTAAAAATCCCAAAGCTTTGCAATGGATCCCAATTCAAATTAATGAAATTAAAGAAGTAATGCAATCTAATAAATATGATAGAGAAAACGAGATGAATACTAAGGAAAAAGAAGTTAATGATTTTGAATCTCAAGTCGTTAATGTCAAGACATAAGTTGGAGAACATGAATTATGACTC